ACAAGTTTTATTTTGTCTTCTGTTGTTATAAGGTTAAACTTTGATAACTTTTTGTTTTTAGTTATATAATAGTTGTGTACTAAAGATGCTCTTGATGCGATAGGTATAGATTTGCTCTTGTGTAAATCAAATGAAAGATTAGAGACACCGGATACTTTTCCTATGTCCGCAACATCAGCTTCAAAGAATTTGTCTTTTACATCTACCAACCAAGTAGTCAAGTCACTTTGTTCCATATCCAACAACATAGGTATAGCATCTTTTAAATACTTTCTTGAAAATGCAGGTGTACTTGACCTAATGATTTCAAGACCCATGATTTTTGTTTTTGGTATATCGTATACTACACCCTCATTATCAAAAACCCTTGTGATGTATTTTTTTTTCGCTACAAATATACCACAGTCAGCAATAATTTCCCTATCCATAGACATAGCATCTTTATCAAATACGTTCAATCTATCACTAGCACTCATGAGATACTCTTGTATCTTAGGTTGTATGATTTTTTCATAAAATGAATCACAAAATGATATCTTATCTAGTACACTTTTACCTTCCAATTTTTTGTGGTTTTCTACTATATTTTCTAGTGAAAAATATCCGGAGTCGGTATCACCGTACACCAAATAAGGTTTATCAATCTTTGATTTTGCTCTTAATAAATCATCTATTTTGTATAATACTAATTGATTGTAGAATCTACCACCTGCGGTAATTGCATTAGACACATCAACATTATATAAAACAAAGTGCTGATTCCCTAGACTACCATATAAACTATTAATTAAAATCTTTCTAGTCATCTGTTCTGTATTTTCATTATTAGACAAATATTCACATTTATCAAACAATGTTTTTAAATCGTCCGTATTCATAGAAGAAATATCCGATTCGGTATATTCTAATGGGTTTTTTATAGTCGTAGATTCAGTATTAACATTATCTTTTGTCAGAAAACCTTTTATCAACTCACCCCTTACATTATAAGCAATCATCTTTTTCTTGTGTGTCTTTCTTTCTAAAAAAATATCCTTGACCATTGTCGGGATAAACCCGATTTCATCATTTTTTGTAAATACACCATTAACACTACAAGAAAGGTTTTTCTCTTTTAAATATGATTCGTATTCCCCCATCTTATCAAATGTATCGTATACATTCTTCCGTAAACCATCTTTTATCCCTTGTACCAAAGAATCTTTATTAAAATCTTTTTGTAGTTGTATCCCTTCACTGTCTTGGTGACCTTTTAAAAAATCACAGATTTCGGATAGAGTAGGGTCTCTTCTAATTTCATCATCGTGTAAAATCTTTTCGGCACTAAGGTTGTTCATTATGAGTATTAATGGGTAAAGTGATGCCCAGTCTACGGAAATTATATATTTGTGTTTCCCTTTTTCTGGTACCTCTACCCATGCACCCCTTGTGAATACTTTTTGATATTGACTCTCACTAACATTACCTTGGAAAAATTCAACATACTTATCTTTTTTCTTCTTTTGGTCTTTAACCCCTTGTATAATATCCATTTGTTCATGTTTAATAAATTGTTCCATCATCTCTTCGCTTGATAACGTAACTTTATTTCCACCATCATTAGGACAAATCATCCCTTTAGAATAAGCCGTATTGATTACGTATATACCCCATGGTGTAACAGTACCTAATGCTTCATCCATAGGAATCCCCATCTTAAAAGCAATCATAATCATAAGTGAACTAAGTGAATGTTTAGCATCTATCTCTTTTATCAACTCTACATCTTTAATGCCATAATCAACAAATGTCTTATAATCTTTATCGTACACTTCTTGTAAATTGTCAAATTCCTCGTAATTTACTTTATCATCACCTAGTTCTACTTTAGCAATGTTGCTAAGTGAATAAGAGGTCTGTGTTACAAATGTAAACTTCTTATACATAACCATTAAGTCTAGTAGATAAATCCCTTCAAATCTATATGTGTATTCTTTAACGACCTCACCATCTACCATTTTAGGAGAGTAATCTCTTAGTTCTTTTTTATTGACCATACCAATAGGTGATAATCTCTTAGCCCCTAACTTTAAACGCTCATATCTATTATAAAGATAAGGATAATCGTACTTTTCACCATTCCATGCAACCATTGCCGCAGGATTCTTCTCTTTGATATCATCCGCAAATTGTAACAACATTGTAACTTCATCCTTGAAACACATATGTGATATTACAGCATTTAATTCTTTTTCTAGGTCTTTGTTCTCATACTCTTCTTTAAAGCTATAAACATAATATATATTTTCGTGGTTGTCATAATATTGTATTAGAGTTATAGGGTTTCTAGCTAGATAAGGGCTCTCGAATGCACCCTTGATTTCTGTTTCAATATCTATGTACCAAATATTAAGGTCATTGTGGAAACCCTCTTCTTTGAAATAGAAGTGGTCTCTAATAAACTGGTACTTTGGTTTGGTCTCACCGTAAAATGGTTTATTATCCATAGAAGCAAATTGTTTTTTATAGTCATTTGACTCTTTTACCGAATCAAAGGTTTTCTCATCTAACATGATGCTTTGGTCAAGAATGTATCTATACTTAGCATTTGGGTTTGGTGACTTCACATACAACTTTGGTTTGTATGTTATAGGTCTATAAAAACTTTCCCCTTTTTTTGTATCATAGTATCGTATAACCGGTGTCTTCCCATCCACTATATTTTCAAATTGTATCATACAAGACCGTATCTATCAACATTAATGCTATTTTCTTTAAAGTATTTTTTGATATCACTTTTGCTTTTGTAGTTAAGCTCTATCATATCACAACCTTCCGGTTTTACAATAAGTAGGTTTTTCTTATTGTCATAAATGTATATATTAATAATATCTGTATTTTCCATGATAAAGTTATGGAAGTCTACAAATTTAATAGTATTTTTGTTGTCTACATTTTTGGTAACATCCTCATGGTATTCACTAAACACAATCTTATCATCAAAAAAAGACTTAATCATAAAGTATGATTGTAGTTGATGAATACTCCCTATAAAAGCGTTACGGTCTTCACGTAGTCTATTGATTACAGAAAGACCCGTGTATCGTAGTTCTGTTTCTTCCTCGACAATAATGTACATAATATCATCGTCTTTGTCTAGTACACCAATTAAACCATACCCATTTCTAGGTTCCGTTTCATAATCTTTTTCATAACTACAACTTGTGATCATCATATTCCTTTTTTTGTTTTTGGTCGTGAAGTTTACCACAAATCACATAATATATAGCTTAAAACTTAAGTGCGCTTGTGTCTATGTCATTTTCCATACTAAAATCATCGTTATTAATTACATTTTTTAAGTTGTCTTGTTGACCACTTGATAATTTCTGTTGGTCAAAATCACTAAATGTCATCCTTGGGTAATCTATATTGACGGTAAGTGTTTCTAGTTTACCCCTATTTCTATTTTTTACCCATTTCCATAACATAATACCCTGCTTTTTCATCTCTTCATTGGTGATTAAGAAAATACTATTATTAGCCGTTTGCATAATAGAAATAGCTTCACTAATATCTTGCATACCAGCATCTACATTTCCGTAACCATTTCTATTGAGTTGTGCAGCTGATACAATAGCAACCCCTACTTTACCATTAGAGTTTATAAGCTTCTTAGATGCCGTTAGAAGCTCTTCCGATACATATCTATAGTATGTATTGGTATTGCCTATACTTTGTAAGGAACCCCTACTAGAGGACATTAAAGTGATATAATCTATGACAATCATATCAGGTCTAAATTTATCCTCATTATATAAGTCATTAAGTATCGTTTTCATCTTTATTGTGTTGAATTCACCAGAGCCATATTCTTTAACTCTTAGCTCACCCAAATCCCCTTTTATATTGTCGAACTTTGTTCTAATGTCCTCTATGTCAATGGTCTCTAACTCTTCTGTTGTCAACCCCAATAAATTAGCATCAATTCGCTTTTCAATATCTTCTTCTGGCATCTCCAATGTGATAAACAACACATTCTTTTTGTTAGAAATTCCTACGGATGCAGTATGTGTTAACGCAATTGAATTGTGATGAACAAAACCTTCACTATCATAAAACCAATGTGGGGCTGCAATGCTAATATCATAAACATAATCGTTTGTGTAATATTCACACTTTGTTACTTGTTCCATACCACTTTTTGTGTTAATATAATCACCAACTTTTAACTCATTACAAAAAACACCTTGGTTGTCATGTGTTTCAAATATGTGTCTATCGGCAACGTGTACTTTTCTACCACTTGATGTGACCACTTCATATACGTCGCTTTTTGGTTTTTGTATTAAATGTGTTATCTTCTGTAAACCGTTATATGGGGTCTCCACCATTAATGTGTCAACCATAGGGAACATCTGTAGTTTGTCCTTGTTCTCTATACCATAGAAACCAAACAAATCTTCTATAGAAATAGTATTCTTCTCTATACGTGTACTAAGTGTATCTACTACCATATCGATTAATGATGAATC